AATAAACATGGTAGGCCTTGGTAAAACCTGGAGATTTACGGCCCGTAATAGCCTGGGGGTAGATATACCTGCTAGCGGGGTATCCGTCTCGGCCCGCTTTGTCCGGTTTGACACTACGGGCAAGCAAGAATTTAGCGCGGATAGTGCTATCTATACTAACGGCTCTACTATCGTAAACGCTACCTACGCTAGCGGCTCGGATATGGATAACGCTACTAACAAGTACCTTGGGGGAGACTTTGTAGTAACAGTAATAGCCCCCTCGGCCTCCAATGGCAGGGTAGATATCTACTACGAGCGTAAGGTAAACGCTCTCTACCCAACTAACGGTAATGGCCGTATTGTTTGTAGTGTAGATATCACTACCTCGGGGACGTTCTATAAAGACTTTTCCATTTAGAGCATTATGGCCCGGCAGGTTACAGGTACTACAAGCCAATACTTAAACGTAGTTACCCCTACGGCTCTACCGTATCCCTTTACTTACTCCGCTTATTTCAAATACCCGCTAACAACGGCGGGGGTATCTATCGCGTACGGAGAGGCCTATCCGGCCTGGGACGCGGAGTATTTAACATCTGCTACAAGTACACAAAACGCAGGCTACGGTAAGGGTAGTAGTTTTAACTCCGCAGTCTATACTCATCCGACAGCTATACCCGCGGGATGGCATTTAGTTGTTTGCGTGTATGTATCAGCCTCGGAGAGGCGAGTTTATCTTGACAATAGCTCCCAAACGGCCCTCGATACCTCGGTAGCCCCCTTTATAGGCCATACGGCTAAGAATCTGACTATTGGAGGGGTACTTGTCGGGGCTACTACTCTCCATACCCCCGCGGGGTTTAACGGAGAGGTAGCGGATGTAGCTCTATGGAATACGGCCCTCTCGGCCTCGGAGGTAGACGCTCTAGCCGCGGGGAGGCCTGGAGACGTACAGGCCGCAAGCCTCCAGGCCTGGTATAAGCTCGGAGAGGATGGTAGCTTAGCCTCCTCCGTAGGCTCCTATGGCCCCCTCGTAGAGTTTGGCTCTTGCCCTGTCACTACTGACCCCCCTTACCCTGGAGGCCCGGTAGCTACTCCCGGTACATATGTCTACAGGCCCGACTACTCCCGAGATAATGTAGAGCTAGACACTAATAACGCTCTCTTGCGTGAGTGCGTTGGATACTTTCCGCTCATACCCTCCCGGCCTTATTGGAATCCCATGAGGCCGGATGTACCTATAATCAGACGTACGGATTACGGCTATACTACTATCCCCTCTCTCTCGGGCTCGGATAACTCTACCCGCTTTACAGGCCAAAAGCTCTCAGTAGACGCGACAAAAATGCCCATGGCTCCCGGTTACCCTTGGAGCGTAACAATGGGCGCGTGGATAAAAGTACATTCGTTTGCAAGCGCCTCAACTTTTCTAGGGATTATCGGCGGAGATAACGCTACTTATTTTGAGCCGTTCAATGGGACTGGGCCGCGGCTCTTTGTCTATGGGCCAAATCAGAATTTATATGTTTCCAGTCAAGCTACATTTAATCAAGCTATTGCATCTCCAGCAGGCTCAATTCATTTAAACGAATGGATGCATGTCGCGGGTTGCTTTGAGTGCATCTTTCACGGCGTTAGATACGGGAATGCCTATCTCTGGATTAATGGAAAGTTGGTTGCAAGCGTAGAAAATAACGCGGGTTTGGGCGTAGAAAATGCTGTCACTAATTATACTGTCAGCATTGGGAGCGTGACGTGGTATCCAGAGTTTCCAACAAGAGAGGCAATCTTTAACGGAGAGATACGGGACGCGTTCTATTATCGCCGTAAGCTATCAGATAATGAGGTTAGGCAACACTACGAGCAGGGGGATGATTTATATATACAACGTACCCCCCGCTTGTACTTTATCCCGGGCCTCGTAGGCCTCCAGGCTCTACCCGCAGAATACGATTATGCGGGCCTCCCGGCTACCCTTAGACCGGGCCGCGGCCTCCTCGGAGCCCGGGGCTCCTACGCTCTCTCGGGCCTGCCAGTCATTACACGCTCTACTCGTATACTCCCCTCTCTCTCGGGCTCATACTCTCTCTCGGGTAAGCCTGTAGCCCTTGCCCTTATGCGATACCTCCAGGCTAACCCCGGAGGCTTTATATTAGCCGGAGAGGCCGCTACCCTCGTACTTAAGAGAGGCCTCCTAGCCTCCTACGGAGTCTATACGCTAGACGGTATGGAGGTAGACTTGCTCTATAAAGTACCCTCAGTAGGAGGAGGCCGTATATTCTACGTGCTACGAGAGGATAGAACGCTACGAATCATTAGAGATAAGGACGTAGAGGGCTAGCAATGGCTACAGCTACTAACAAAGTATGCGCTACCGGGCCCTCCCCAGTATTCCATAAGGATACGGACGCTACCCTTGATTACATTTGGGACTGGAGCGACTGGCTAGGAGACGATAACGATATACTAGCTACCTCCGTCTTTATCTCCTCGGCCCCCACAATACTTGAAATAGAGATGGAGGCCTTTAACGATACTACCGCTACCGTATGGCTCTCGGGAGGAGAGCCCTATACGGAGTACTTGGTAACTAACCGCGTACATACTATGGGAGGCCGTACCGAGGATAGAACGGCCCGTATATTCTGTATTAGCCGCTAACGAATTAATAATTATGCCTAGAGCGAAACGCAAAGAGGAGGAGCCGTTAGTAGTTTACGAAAAGCCCGAGGCCTCCTCTATTCCACTCCGGCCCGTTAGGACGGGGCCGGGGAGGCCGGACAAGCTAACCCCCGAGATACAGGAGCGTATTGTTAAGCTAATTCGTGATGGGAACTATATCCAGGTAGCGGCTCGGGCCGTAGGGTTACCCGAGGCCACTTTGTACCGTTGGCTCCAAAGAGGAGAGGATGAGCGTAAGGGTAAATACTGGGATTTTTACGAGGCTTTAAAAGGGGCCGAGGCTATAGCGGAGGCCGAGGCTATAGGAGAGGTACGTACTGCTAGCCGAGATAAAGGCCAATGGGCCGCGGGTATGACCTGGCTAGAGCGTAAGTTTCCTAGTAGATGGGGACGTAGAGACAGTACCGAGCATAGCGGAGAGATTAAGATACGAGTTATAGATGAGGGCAACGAGTAAGCTACAAGAGCGAGAGTTTACCGTAGTACTCCCGAGGCCTCATGACAAGCAACGGGAGATAGCTACTACTAACGCTAAACGCGTAGTTATAAACGCGGGCCGGAGAGCGGGTAAGACTACGTTAGCGGCCCGGGTATCCGTCAAAAGATTCTTAGATGGTAGGAGAATCTTGTTAGCCTCTACTACTCAAAATCAGGCTGATGCATTTTGGGATAAGTGTAAGCTGTGGCTCGGGGGCCTTATAGACGCGGGAGTTATAGAAAAGAATGAGCAAAAGCGTACGCTCCTCCTCGGTAAGGGCCATATCAAAGTTAAAACGGCCTGGGACGCGGATACCCTCCGCGGAGACTCATGCGACTTTCTAGTCTTAGACGAGTGTGCCCTGCTAGCCTCCGATGCCTGGGACAAGGTAGGGGCCCCAATGCTTTTAGATAATGACGGGGACGCATGGTTTATATCCTCCCCCAGGAGACGAAACTGGTTTTATCATCTATATCAAAGGGCTGTAGCTGATAGCTCGGGACGCTGGGAGGCCTACCATTTTACCTCTCATGATAATCCCCATTTGAGCCCCGAGGCCCTTACCGAGATAGCGGGAGACTTAAGTACCGAGGGCTATAGACAGGAGATACTAGCCGAGTTTTTAGAGGGTGAGGGCTCCGTCTTTCGCAACATACAAGCCTCGATAGGCTCCCGCGGAGAGGCCGAGCCTGGGGAGCATTGGGGGCATAGAGTAGTAATGGGGGTAGACTGGGCTCAAAAGCATGACTATACGGCCCTCTCGGTAGTATGTGCTGATTGCAGACGGGAGCTAGCCCTGGACAGGTTTAATCAAATCGACTGGAGGCTACAGAGGGCCCGGCTAGACGCTCTAGCCAAACGCTACCGCGTAGGCCATATAGAGGCCGAGGAGAATAGCATAGGCTCCCCAAACATAGAGGCCCTCCGGGCCGAGGGGCTCCCGGTACAGGCCTTTACCACTACCGCGGCCTCTAAGCCCCCTTTGATACAGAATCTAGCTCTAGCCTTTGAGCGCGGGGAGTGCCTATGGTTAGACATTGGAGCGGCTACCGCGGAGCTAGAGGCATACGAAAGCAAGGTATCAGCTAATACAGGCCGGGTATCCTACGGGGCTCCCGAGGGCCTACTAGACGATACGGTAATAGCTCGGGCTCTAGCCTGGAGAGCGGTTACGAGTCTCCGAGTTTGGCAAGTATCAGGAATGAATGAATAAGCAAGCGGGACTAATTACGCGGAGTATGGAGGCCTGGGCTAGCCTCAAATCTGCTATCCGTTTCCCAGGTACAGGAGGCTCTAGCTCCGGCTCCTCGGGCTCGGGCCCTATATGGGGGGTGCTAAATGACTGGAGCGGGGAGCAAGTAGACTACACGCAAGCATGCGGAGATTTAGGGGGAGCCTCTCTTATCATGGCCGCGGTGAATTGGCTAGGCCGAGTCTTACCCGAGGCCCCGCTAACGGTAGTAGAGATAGACGCGGAGGGTATGGAGAGCCCTGTACCTAATCATCCGCTCTCTCGGCTATGGCGCAAGCCTAACCCTTACTACGCGGGTACTACACTCTGCAAAGCCTATAGCTACTCCTGGATTATGAGCGGTAATCCTTACTTTTTGAAAGTCAGGAATAAGGGCGGGGTAGTATCGGAGCTATGGTATATCCCCTCTCATATGCTCAAGCCAATATGGCCCTCCTCGGGAGAGGTATTTATAAGCGGGTACGAGTATAAGGTAGACGGTAAGACGGTACTGATAGAGCAAGAGGACGTAATACACTTTAGAGATGGTATTGACCCTCATAACATGCGGCTCGGGCTAAGCCCTGTAGCCTCGGTTATGCGAGAGGTCTACACTGACCAGGAGATAGCCTCTTACTCGGCCTTGCTCATGAAACATGGGGCAGTACCCCCGGTAGTAATCAGCCTAAAGGAAAGTGTAAACGCGTTAGGCTTTGACCCAGACAGGGTAAGGCAAGCCTACCTAAAGCAAACGCAAGGCGACGAGCGGGGTAAGGCCTGGGTAAG